CGGGCAACCCCTCTGGGACCTTCCTAACAGTAGGTCCCTGGAGGATCGGTAGATAACTTTCATCTCCCGCGGTGGGTTCTACACCACCGAATCGCCCTCAGAAGGGCGACCTCCACCCGAGCTTGATGCTGACGTGCTCGGGGCGTCCAGAACGCTCCAAGTGCTCATCATCGACGCTCGCAACGTCGAACTGAGGTTTTTCCTCTGGCTCTAGGATTATATCCCAGGGCCGAGGGGTATTCCTCAAGAGACACTTGAGCAGGGCACCATCCCCCTCCAAAACATCCGGAGGGGGTTTGGCGTACACGTAATAGCCCTTTACCAAGGGGCTGTGCACGTACGGATCCAGCCTTTGGAATTCATATCCTAAGGCCGATTCCCTGCCCAGCACGGGTGAGGTTGGTGCTACGTTCGGAAAGTGCTTTAGCAACTTTCCGAGGTAGTTATCCAACCATGCAGCAGCCTTCCATTGACCAGCCCAATAGAGCTGGTTTCTGAGAGATACTGCCGAAAGTACACCCGTCGCATCCTGCCGTTGTGTCGGGAGCACATTACGAACCTTGACAATAGAAACGTCAAGGCCGTCATAATACTCCCGTCCGCAAGACTCTCTGAACCTTCCGGTCCAGAAAGACTTGCCGGCATTCACTTTGTACCCGAAAGTACTTAGTGTGTCGACAACGGACAGCACATAGTCTCTGGGGACGATCAAATCGTCTCCAAAGACGCGCACCCTGTCAGCGAAGGAATTAATATCCCCTTCGCTGCAAAGCGGAGTGCTGAGCTCTTCGTTTATCCCTAGGAAGATCAAGGTCAAAAAGACCATGGCTTCCACCGGGAAACAAAGAGCTGAACCCATAGACGCGAACTTGGCCAGACGGATAACTCCGTGGCCAGGAACATCAGCCTTCCTCGACCGAGTTACCTGGACAGCCTCAAGCAAAAGAGGATGTCCGGAAAACAGGGCGAGTACGTGCTCATTCGAGACACGATCGGAAGCCTCACTTAGATCAAGTGTGGCAAGGTCCCCGCTGAGGGATCCTTCACGGGCCAGGTTCCTATTAGGTTCCTGATCCTCAATTCCGATCATGGATGAGAGGGGGTAAAACCTCTCAATTCCATCACGAAGAATGCCAAAGAGCGCCTGCTGCATATATTGCATACAGGTAGGCTCGATAGCAATAATTCGGGGTGACTTGAGCGTCTTAGGCACAGCGATAACCCTAACGGGTATCTCTGCGCCGGGTTCGAGGAGGTCAAACGTTGTAGCCGATGACTGGTAACAGCACATCGTTGCGGACACAGAAAATGTGTACTCGCAAGAATCGGAACTGACGTTCCGATTAGCTACAAGGTAGTCTTCAGCCCGGAAAACGGACTGAAGCCTGGTGGTCCAGGTTCGCGAATCGTACTTAGCATTACTGCTAAGACGATCCGCGACAGCGCCTGGGCCATGCTTCGGAATGAGGCGATGGAAAGCGAGAATTTCTTCAAGCTTCCCAAACATCTCCCCGAAAAGCAAATCTGACATACTCCTAAACCTATCTAGATAGATAGGATCCAGGATACTGTCAGATTCCTTGACCTCCTTCTCACATTGAAGGAATTCGGACATCGCCAGTCTCTCCCTATCCCGCGTAACAACACGGGTAGCTCCACCATTTCTGGTAGAGCTGGGAGGACCGATCTTGCTAAACATCAACGTTAGTTGACGCAAAGCATAGATTGCTTCGATATCCGGATTCTCCAACAGCACGCCACTACTAGGGTCGAACACACGTCCAAGGAAACCTTGCAGAAATGCAGGGAGACCAATAGGACCAGACATCTTAAAAGATGTCTGATCTGAAGGGACGACGAGACCATGGTCAAGCCATTTTTCGATGACCTTCCCATAGTCCGCCAGGGTAATCGCCAAAAACGACAACCCCTCGTGTTCAACCCGTCTCTCGACAGTTTTTATGTCGAGAGTGGCGCTGGTGCAACATCGTGTCGCCATTTCATGTGCGACACAGGACCAGAGTGACGTCAGGCTTTTCATGGTCCCCTCCTTTCAGTAGGAAGGTGATCATCCCTAGCCCATGACGACAAGACTCAGACGGAAATGAAGTAAGGCCGATAGGGAAGCACAAAGTACGATACCTTGTACTTCCGTTGACGCCGAACCATTACCGTAGAGTTTGCTCTCTCATCAGTGACCACACTGAGTGGTACTGATGAAAGTATTACCTAGCAGATAGATAGCATTGATCACCGCGACAGATGCCACTAGATATTTTCTAGTGACGGTATGACGCGGATAACGATCAGCGCTATATCCTTCATGAGGACCAAATCCTCCTGAAGGACCACCTGGATCCGGTAGGACGTCCCGATTTGACTCGGGAGATCCTCCATTGCCAGGACTATCCGCTGACATGGTGATGCCAGCTCATAGGAATGCAAGCCCATTGGGACCTCGCTACCCCCGAAATTAATCGGTGAGATAACGAAAGTCCTTAGGACTCGCCTCCGAGGAGCTTGACAATCATCAAGTCCGAAGAGCCGATGATCAGGGTTTTGAAGCCCTGCCACACGGCATTTGCCTCAGCCGGCGTAAAGCCAGCCTTAGGCAAATCGAACACCAGGTAGTTCGACATGGACACCTGGACGTTCTCGGCCGGCCTGAAAGGGTCGGCCGTCATCTTCGAGGTATCGACCCGAAGGAGTCGCCGAGTGCGCTTCCCATAGGTATGGGAAGCGTTCAACTTGACGAGTCCGTCACCACTTTGGTACTCACTCGTATCGTCCCCCACGCTTACGCGCGGGAGCGACGAAGTGACACCTCCGATGGTGATTGACAGTGGGTCGGCAAACGACATGAGCATCACTCCTAGGAGCCCGGTTAGACTCCCTGTTGGCGGTAATATACGCTGACATGAGTCCCATACTACGATCGGCTTAAGCCGAGCGCAGTAAGGATGGCTATCTGACGGGCGGAAAAACCGTCCCAGCTCAAGCCAAAACCGTAAGGCGTTGCTTGGCGTCGAATCTTGGTCTCAACGACCATCTTGACGCCACTAGGTTGGACATTACCGGGAAAACCGGTCTTTCCAACATATGTATAGGTTTTCTCGTGGAGCTTATGCTCCATGATATAACCATACAGCAACACCTGTCCGTCGATTGCCCAATTCGTCCAGTTGGTGAGAATATCACCAACATCAACGAACCAGTCGACGGCCCAGCTCCATGGCATAAGGTTCCAGACAGCGTCTGGAGTCAGTGATATTCCAAGCAATTTTCTTGCCTGGATGGCGTGCCTCGCAATAGCGTTCCTCGAGCTATCAGCTTCTGGAACAAAATGCGTGAACGCGCCACTAAACCACCGACGTACAGAGAGTTTCTGACTCACGTACACCTTACCCCAATCGGAAAAGCCCGGTAGGTAGAGATCTGTCGTACTCGGCGCAAGCCAAGGCGACTCGCCTGAAAAGGCAACCTCTACAGACTGGGAACTTTCCTCCGGGAAGTCAGCCTTCCGTCGAACCATCTTACCTGAATCCTTTTCGTGCTGACGAAGAATTTCGTCAGACTTAAGGATAGCCTTGCAAAGATCTTGCAAGTCAGAGATAAGTGGTTTCCAACCAAACTCAATGTTGAGATACTCATGCCCAATCGCCTTTCGGCGTTCTTTGGGACTGAGATTACGCCACAAACGTAGCGTAGATCCAATAGCGGCAGGAACGCCGTCATGGATCAACTCACCAAGAGCAGTGGTTAGATCGACGGTGGGATTCGAGGGGGAACACAATGCAATAGCCTTAGTCCCCCATACATCCAAATCGACCTTAGAGGACGATATTGGAAATGGGAGATGGTATTGCATTGATCCTGGATCAGTAGGAAGAAGCGGACCCCGGTAAACGGTGTCCGTTTGTATTCTTCCACTGGGCCAGGCGTCGGTTGGATCCGACGACCGACTATTCCTGATGGTGACCTTTGGTTTCTCAACCTCAGACCACCATTTCAGGGTATAGAAGGGTCCTCCCAAATCTCCGTGGAACTCGCCGCGTTTGCGGCGGAGCCACAAAGGATGACTTTCAGTATCAACCATCTGATACCCACCAAGATGAGCGTCAAGGAATGCGGTACTATCACTCACGAATCTGTCCTGATGGACATTATCCGTGACACGATCCTTAATGGATCGTTCGATGGTACCTACACCACTGACACCGTCAAGGGGCAAATGCCTCTCGCGGTGAACAAGCGTGTTATCCTTCACCTCCTTAGCGGCCGGAAAGCCATACGGTTCTGTGAATCTCTTGAAAGAGACGCACAAAGACCTCCCTAGAATGCACTGCAGACAGGGAGAGACACATGATGTGCCAGCGTTCTGGGGCCCCTTTCGGGGCC